TCTCGTACATAGGCTGATGAGTCTGTGACTTCATCTTGTGCTCTAACCTTCGTATTTCTAAAGGTATTGAAAAATAAATTAATATCCGTATTTGTAGCCACGTCATTAAGCGTCGTAGAGGCGATCTTCTGAAAGAGCTTTCCTGCGTTTGATATGTGTTTCGTAATTTCATCTGTTTCCTTTTTTGTTAATGTGGCTAAACCAGATATGTCTGGTAGGTTAGCAGACTTCTGCCATACCGTTCTGACATTTTTGAATGCACCAATGGTTACACCAAAGGATGCACTCATATTTTCAAAGGTTGCGCCTGAGTAATAAGTATGCCACACTACTCCAATCTTCGCTCTCATAATCTCTTGCGCTGCTGATAATGGTACTGCATATACTATAGTATTAGGGTGGAAAGTTACATACTTCACACCATCAATTGTTTGTTTTTTGAGGTCTTTTTTAGTGAACATAATGTCACCTTGGTAGACTCCTTTTTTTATACCAAGTTTACTTAATTCTTGAAATGCTACTGTAAGCTTTGCTGCTAAATCACCTCTTGTATCGGCTTTAACTTCTTTAACGCTCTTATATACTTTTGGGTTCTTATTAAATATACCTTTTTTAGCTACAAAGAATTTACCATCAGATGGGTCAATACCAGCAAATACGGCAGGTGCTCCATCCCATTTGACTGTAACTTGTTTGGTGTCATTCGTATGACCAGCTAACATATCTCTTAAATCTCTTAAAGCAAAAATAGCTCCGCGTGCACCTTGTACACCACCATCTATAACCATATCTTCGATATGGGTCATGTGCGTATTTTTTGCTTCTGCTATGTGTGTCTTTAGATTCATACTAATGGGAAATCTCCTCCGCCAGAAACTTTAATCTTATCAACTTCAAAATTAAAAAATTCAAGTAAACCTGCCATCATTTTTTCACCCATTTTTTTCATAGCATTAAATGCTTGACTAACCCTAATCATAATACGATCTATTATTTTTCCAGCTTGATTCTTTATTGCATTGCTTACATTCCTAGCTTGTTTTTTTAATCTGTCAAATAATGCAAACTCATCTAGTTGTTCCATCTCTTCAGTTAAGAATTCTGCACATTCTGACTTAACTATATCAGCAAATGATTCATTTTTTGCTCTTGTAACTAAAGCTGGTCTACCCCCACCTTTAAATGCTACATAAAAACTATTCTTTTTTGCTAATGTCATTCCAGCACCTTGTATAGAGTCTAATATTAAGTCAGCCTCTATATAACCTTTTGGATGAAATGTTACTACATGAGTTGCTGTTGCATCAGCACCTATTCCAAATTTTGTTTCTCCTGTTGCGGCTTCCCAACAAAAATGACTTTTGAAATCATCACTTGTAAATATTTTATTCATTTGTGCAGTCAAATCTTTAGCTATTTTATCAAGGCCTTTAAACTCTGTAAGTTTATCTTCATCAGCTTGGCTTAATTTTTTACCTGAATCTCTCATCTTTTTAAGAGCTGTAATACTTGTTTTAGATGTCATCTTACCCATATCTGTTTCTATTTTAGACATAAGTTTAATTAGACCTCTTGGATTTTTTCCTGAATATGTAGCCATTGCAGCATTAAAGGTACTTAAAGTTTCTGCAGCTTGACCACTCATTAATTGAGAACCACCAGACTTTTTAAGAGATATATGAACTTTATCATTTATCATATCAGTTTTTGGTGTTCTATCATTTGCACCTGTTTTTTTCCATTCAGCACTTGTAGGGGCAGTTGAAGCTCCTAATTGTTTTAATCCTTTTAATTTATAACGGGTTTTAAATTCTTCACCAAGTTTCATTGCAAATGGTCCATAGTCATCCCAGAATTTTTCAATATTATTCCATTCATCGCTACCTAATTTCCATGAGTTTCCTAGTACTGCTCTGTTTACACCTACAGATATAAGTGCTTCCCATTCAGCACCAGTAGGTTCTTTACTTGCTCCTTGTCCACCAAATTCAGCAGTCTTTTCTAAACTTGCCCAAGTAAGTATATTACCATCTACATCTTTTGGTTTATTTGGCATATCAGTAGTTGGATTACTATTTACTGTAATTCCAGCTATCATATCTTTATGCAATACAACTGTATCATCAGTATTAATTAATTTAAATCCATCACCCTTTTTAACTTTTTTAATAAAAGCATCTAATCTTACTGGATTTCTTGCTAATACAGATCTAGATAAATTATTAACTTCTGTTATATATTCTACCGCTTCATTCTTTTTCTGATTGTATATAGACCAAGCAAGAGCGAATGCTTTATCGGGATCCATGCCATCTGCTTTAAATTTTTTTACTGTGTTTGACATTCCTGGAGGAGCTTCTTCGTATCTTGTCTTACGATTAAGTATTTTGTCAAACTCTTTATGATCTAAATTAAAATAGTCAGCTGCAATACTTTTTATTTTGTTATTAGATAACTTTCTACTTTTAATATCTTTATTCTTTTTTAATTCACGATACATTGCTAAAGCACCTTTATACTTATCTTGGTGAGCATATCTTTTTATAGCGTGTCTTACCTTTGGAGGAAGCAAGGAAATAAATTTGAGACCTGAGGCCTCGTCTACGTGATCTTTGAAGGAGTGCATTAAAAACCCTAAGTTAGTTATAAATATAGAACTATTTATAAGTTATAAATTCTTGATGATTTTATTAATGTTTTTTATTTTGCTATATTTTTTTAGCTTTTGAAGCTTAGGAATTATACCTTCTTGTATATTTTCCATCTTGACATAGCCATAATGTTCTAAAATTAATATCACAGCTATAACATCTGCTATTTCTTTTTCTAGCTCGGCTATATTGTCTTCATCATATGTGCCAAATCTAATTAATTTAGAGTTTGCTTGTATTACTTCTGCGCACTCTTCTGACAAAATTGTCAGCGTTTCTTTCATATTCATTACTTTTTACCTAGCACATAGTCCTGTTTTTCCATAGCATCATCTAATATACTTTTTAATATATCACCTAATGCTAAATTAAATGCAGGCATTCCATGAGGATTATTCGTTGGATATTCTACTATTTCATAATCAAAATTTATAGATTCAGTAGTTTCATTTAATTTTACATCTAAGTATCTATAGATAACTCCATGGTATTCACCACCTTCTAATCGTACATACCAATGTTGGTCATCTAAATTATTTTTGTCTACAAATGACCATCTTTTAAATGGGATTTTTTTCTCTGTCATTCTTCTTCCACATCTATTAAATACATAACCTCGGCTTCTCTAAATATAGCTTCAGCATTCTTATTTGATTTATCCCATTTAGTATTATATACTGTAGGCCTCATTGCAACAACCTTTTTAATACCAACTTGGATTATACCTTTTGCACATTCATTACATATAGGTAATCCATATACATATAGCGTAGAATCTTTTAAAGATACTCCATTAAGAGATGCATTATATATTGCATTCATTTCTGCATGGACAACTAATTCATATTTTCTCTCACGGTTATTAAGTCTCTCATCAGAATCTTTTATTCCTCTTGGAAAACCATTAAATCCTTGTGATAATATTTGACCATCACAACCTACAACTATAGCACCAACTTTAGTGCTTGGGTCTTTAGACCATGTAGATATTTCTTTAGCTAAGTGTATATATTTTTCTCCCCAAGCTTTACCTTGCATTAAAGTACTCATACATTAAACTCCTCATATTTATTTTCTTTAGGTGGTTCGTCCCTTACATTGAGAGTTTGGGCAGTATCTTCTACATCATATAATCTCATTTTAGCCCTGTCAACTCCAATAACAAACTTTTTATTTTTACCCGTTGGGTCATTATATCTATTCTTAAGTTGTTTAATCATTAATTGATTTAAATCTTCTAACTCATCAGTAGATATAATAGCAAACATTAAATCAGCTGTGGCTGGTAAACCAAATGATTCTGATGTATCTGTCAATCCAACATCTGAACTACCAAAGCCTGAACGAGTAGTTTGTGTGGCAGTGACAATAGGTAAATTAAACTCTACTGCCATGCCACGCAATTCTTCAGCAATTGCTTTCACATAAGTATATGAATTAATAGCACCACCCATTGCTTTCATTCTTGAAGAGGCACATATATTTAAATAGTCAATACAAATTAGATTAGGTATGAAGTCACGTTTAAGTTTTAATTCCTTAAGTAATGCTCTAAAATGAATAGTACTTGCTGCTCCTGTAGGATATTCTTTTACAATTAATTTGCCTACACCTTTATCGGTGAGCTTATGCATCTTCTTATCAAACATATCTTTTGACAAATTTTCTAACTGGTCAAGAGGTACGTTCATAAGGTTAGCATCTATTCTTTCTGCGATGCGTTCTTCTGCCATCTCCATAGTAATATATAATACATTCTTCATTTGAGTCAAAGCACCTGCTGCTACATGACACATAAATAATGACTTACCAACGCCAGTACCTGCAAGAGCTACATTAAGAGACTTATTAACTAAGCCACCTTTGGTAATTTTATTAAACATTTTTAAATCAAATGGGAGGTGTTCTTCTGCTCTATGATAAAATTCATAACGAGCATCAGAATCATCTACATAATCATGCCCAACTCTTAAATCAAAACTAACTGAAAGAGCTTCACTTAATACTTCAGGTAATGAATTTTTATCTAACGTATCATGTCTACCTTCAATAATATTAATAGAGTCCATAATTGCCAAATAGATTGCTCTATCTTGACACCATTTCTCAGTTTTTTCTGTTAACCATTCAACAGTTTGTTCACCTTCTTTAATACTTATTTTAGGAATAAGAGCTAATGAATCAGAACCAATCTTAGGATTATTCCTCATTTCAATTGATAATGCATCAGCACTTGGTAGTGCATTAAATTTAGTTACAAAATTAATAATCTCATTAAAGACTGCCCTATATGGTTCTTCAAAATATCGTAATTTTAAATGAGGGATTACACTTCTAGTATAATCCTCATTGAGCATTAAGTTACGTAAGATTAATGTTTCAATCTGCACTCTTAATCATCTCCGCATGACCTATTTCATATTTACGTTTAAGATATTCTTTAAAATCTGTATTAGCAAAGATAGGTTTCCAAAATGATTCTTTAAGTGTATCAGCTTGACGAACTTTTTTATCTTCTATCTCACCAGTTTTTTTATCAACTTTAGAATACCAACCTACACTAGGTTTAACTACATATCCACCTTCCATTGCTGAATCTAATAATCCAGAGTATTGTTCAATACCACCTTCCCATGTAACACTAATAGGAATTTTAGATTTCTCTTTAACAAATCTAGATTTCTCTACGTTAATAATAAAATGATAACCCATAATTTCTGTACCCTTTTTCTCTTGTTGTCTACCGAGAATCCAGATATTATCACTTGAATAATAGATACCCGTACCTCCAGATACAATAGCTCTAGGGAATAAACCAATCTCTTGGTATGTATGGTTAACAGCAAGTAATGGTATATCTCTCATTGTCAAATATGGTGTGGTCATTCTAAATAAACCTTTAAGAGCTTTTGCTCTTGACATATCTGCTACAGATTTCTCTGCAAATGTATCATCTAATTCTTTTTTAGAAGCAAGATTACCAATAGAGTCAATCATAATAATGACTTTGTCTTTGCGTTCGATATTCTCTAATTGATTAATCAAATCAAACTTCAGTTCCTCGACATTTTTAATTGGGCTGTGGAGTACTCTTGAAGTGTCGATACCGAACGACTTAAAGTATTGTTGGGGTGAACCAAATTCTGAATCATAGAATAATAAAATAGCATCATCATATTTTTCTAAGTATGCTGCTGCTATTAATAATCCAAATGATGTTTTAAAATTCTTTGATGGTCCTGCTAATACAGTTAGTCCTGATGTTAATCCACCATCAGGGTCGCCTGATAAAGCAACATTAATCATTGGAACCTTTGTTGGTACCATCTCTTGGTTAGAAAAAATCTTGGATTTATCGAGAGTTGCTGTCTCTTTAATCCTAGAATTCTTCTGTAATTTATCCATTATTCCCATATTTTCTCCTTTTACATGAATTTATCTAAAGTGCTTGGTGTGGTTTGAATTGAATGGGATTTATTACATTGTATAACAAAATCATCATATATCATTTCTGACCTACCATATAAAAATCTTTTAATATTATATGCCATATCCATTGCAGTAGTCACTGGAACATTTTGACATAAGTGATTAAGATTTCTTTTTGGGTCTATCATATTAAAATCTTCTGGTAATTTCATAATTTCCATACATTCTCTATATGTCAAATATCTATCCTCATCTGGATGAGTCAAATTCATTGGCATATGACCTACGAATGCGCCTATATAATCAGCTGGTATTTCACTTGTACGTCTCATTATATTAGTACCTTTAACTGATAATTTCTTATGCATAGCTCTAGCTTTTTTTGCTTGTTTGGTTTCACCAAAAGTTTCTAGCCAATCTGCATAGTCATTATAATTACTATGTTTTTCAATATAGCCTTGAACATTAATACTTTTTTCTAATGTCTTTTGAAAATCATTATGACTCATACCATTATGTATTACTTCCAACACATACTTATAATATAAGTCATCCTTACTTGGAGTTTTGGTATTAGCCAGTGCAGACATCGGGTCTGTCGGGTCCCTTTTAACCCTACGAATTGTATCTTCTATCTTTTCAT